TTGTAATGTGAACTGCGTATTTTTGCTTATCAATCATTTTTACGAAGAACTCATGTATACATTCAACTTGTTTGAAATATGTCATTCCAATGTTTCTTTCTTGGAGAGACTTAACAATATAGGTTTCACCGTCAAAATCAATTTCACTTTCTTCTTTCGCAAGGTCAAAAGAGTTTTTATTGTTTTCGGATGGATAAATGGAAAAGCTTAATATTTTCTCACCATTTATCGCTCTGCGCCGCCTTAATCCTTTAAACCCAACTAAAGCTTCTGTGTTACCTGCTAAATCAGTTACTGAAATAAGTTCCAAATTCTCACCTCACCTCACATTACAAATAATAGAACCGGAAATCGAATGAAATAGAAAAAGGGCTTGTAGCCCCTGTGATTTCGAAGTCATTCCAACCCGATTCTATAGATATTAATTTTCGATTTGTGTCACGGAAAATAGATAAGCTGTTTTTGGTACTTCTGACTCGATCTAAGCGAATAGTATCATTGGCAGTAGTTGTACCAGTATAAGACCATTCATCACCGGTTGTTTTATTTCGTATTTTTAAATTCGTTGAAGCTCCTTTGAATGTAATTAGCAAAGGCATTCGCCGTGGATCGATTGGTATAACACCAGCGTTGTAAATTCGAAACGAAGGGGTCGTGTGGACATACCCTAAATCTTCGGTTGTTAATCCTTGCCCTACCTGCCATATACTTGAATCTATGTCTAACGGGCTTAAAGTGGTGCCAATTGATTCGGCGAACGGACTAGAAGATTTGAATTGTATATCAAAAAAACCATATATCCTTTGTTGATCTATTTCATAATCCGAATTACATTTTACTAGCCATTGCTTGCCTGAATTTCGTTTATCAATGATGTAAAAAGCTTGCCTACTATCAAAAACTTTAAACACCGAATCTCGAAATAAAGCGTAGTCCCACATATCGACTGCTTTTATATAGAAAGAGCAATTGATTTGACGAGGACCATAAACAGTCCCCAAATCAATTGCTCCATGACCACCTTCTATTTCTTCATAATTATGTTTGGGAGAAGGTGCTGATGGATTGAAGTCTCTTGTTTCTATACCTATATCATCAAGGTCGAGTACTGTTCCATCTAACAACTTTACAATTGTTCCAAGTGTTTTAATTGTTTCCAATCTATCAGCGTCCTCCTTTCATATATGATTTAATTTGGATATTATTTGTTTGCATATCATCTAGGTATGGTTGACTTGATCTGGCAAGTTCATATCCATCTACTACGATTACATTTTCAATTGTCATTTGACGATTTAACTTTGGATTATCTACATTGTCCTTTCGTCCAGCACTAGTTGTATACACCGAAGGCGATACCGCTTTTGTTAAGTTTGTACTTACAGATCCTGTGTCTACTGCTAACATTTCCGGCTTCATCCAGTTAGCCATGTTTTCTGATGTCCTGATTATTGCACTTTTCATTCCATCGACACCCTCTAAATAACCCTGACCGGTATATACACCATAGTCACGAAAAACACGTGACGGAGAGTGAATCGATAATATGCTTGTGAATTTATCTTTAATACCGTTACCAATCTCCGTTACCTTGTCCCAAATACGAGATGCCATCGACGTTATACCGTTTAATAAACCTTCCATGATGTTCTTACCGATGCTCATTAGATTAATACCTTTTAAGAAAGAGATGATATTATTCCATATATTCGAAACCGTATTAGAAATTGCATTCAGAATACTAGACGTTGCGGAACTAGCTGCGTTCCAACCTGCGGAAATAATATTACCTATAGCTGACATAACGGAAGAAATCACGTTGCTAATACCGTTAAAAATCGCCTTTACTACGCCCCATACAGCGTTTAAAACACTGGAGAAAATAGAACTTACTAGATTCAATCCGCCAGTGACGACCGCGCCTATTAATGACATCGCACCTTTTATAATATTTCCGATAAGCGACATAACGCTCGATGTGATTCCTTTTACCGCTTCCCAAGCACCACTCCAATCACCTTTTAGTATCGATGTGAATAGCTTGATGACATTTGTGATGATTCCAAGTACCGAAGTAATGATTCCCATTATTGCTGGGAATACAGCCTGTACAATTTGTAAAATGAATTGAATCGCTGGAATTAATACGCCTTTAATAATCTCAGCTGCACCTTGTAATAATGCTGATATCACTGGAATAACTGCTTGGATAATTGCCATGACTACTGGGAATACCGCCTGTGCCACCTGTAAAATAAGCGGAATCACTGTCGTAGCAACAATCGTTATAATCTCCCCGAATAGTTTAATTAACTCAATTACGATCGGAATCGCTGTCTGAATAATAGATTGAATCACTGGAAAAACCTGCTGAATAATCGTAAGTAAAATAGGAACGGCTTCTTGTACGATTATCACAATAACATCCGCAAATAGCTTCAAGAGTCCAATCCAAATGCCAACTGATGCTTTGATAATATTCGC